GATGATAATGGAAGATATTTACAAGAAGAGTTGGTTAGAAGATTTGGTGCTGAAAGATGCAAGATTGTAGATTTTGCTCCATATAAAGATGCCAATGAAGTTTTAATCAATGAGGGTGTAGATTCATTAAAGCATAGATTAAAAGTAGCAGATAACCCAAAAGTTGAGGGCATATTTAGTGTTGAAGACATCGCTAATTCAATGCTAGATAGTTATAGAAATGGACAGGAAAGAGGAACAACAACTTATATCCCAAGTGTAGATTCAGCATGGACTTGGAGAAATGGAGAAGTAAATATTTGGACAGGTTATCAAAATGAAGGAAAAAGTATGTTTTTGAATCAGTTGGCATTATTAAAAGCAGTTTATGATGGTTGGAAGTTTGGAGTATTTAGTCCTGAGAATATGCCAATGAATGATTTTTTTAATGATTTAATTGAAACTTATATTGGCAAAAGTGCTGACCCTTTTTATGAGAATAATTACATGAATGAATATGAGTTTAGATATGGCATGGAATTTATGAAAAGACACTTTTTTGTTATATATCCAAAAAAAAGTTATAAATTAGAAGATATATTTGAGAGGGCTAAGTTTTTAGTCCGAACAAAAGGTATTCGTTCTTTGATAATTGACCCTTACAATACAATTCAACATAGGATGCAACATGGTGAAAGAGAAGATTTGTATATCAGTAGATTTATGAGTGAATTGAAAAGGTTTGCAATAGAAAATAAAATATCTATTCATTTGGTGGCACATCAAGTAACACCACAAAAAGATGACAACAACCGATATTACAAACCTGATTTGAATAAAATAAAAGGTGGGGGTACATTTTCAGATAAAGCAGATAATGTTTTATTTGTTTGGAGACCGAATAGGGCTTTAGATTTTTCAGATACATCTGTAATCTTTGGCAGTCAAAAAATAAAGAAGCAAAAACTCGTAGGTTATCCACAAGAGATACATGGCATAACTTTCGATAGAAAATCATCGAGATACTATTTCAATAATGAAACACCATTTGTTGAGATAGATAAAATTCGATGCGAAGAAGAGCAAGAGTAGATGCTAACCAAAAGGAGATAGTCGCCAAGCTAAGAGAGTTTGGCTGTACTATCTTACACACTCATCAACTAGGCAAAGGAGCACCAGATATTATTATAGGATATGATAATCGAAACTATCTAATAGAGATTAAAGATGGTAGTAAATCTAAATCTCAACAGAAACTTACACCAGATGAACTTGAATTCCAAGCTAATTGGAAAGGTTCGTATTATGTGTGTAATTCTTATGAACAAATTATATCTGTTATTGATGAGAGTAATTGATTTATTGGCACAAAAACATAATGATTGGATTCGTATAGCGAAGAGTTTTAAGATTACAGAGGACCAAGCAAACGAGATTGTGCAAGAGATGTATTTAAGAATTACAGATTATGTAAAGGATGCCAAAAAAATAATGTTTAATGATAAAGAGATAAATACTTTTTATGTTTACATAACACTTAGAAATATTTATTATAGTAATTTTTATTACACAGGTAAAAACGTTAAGAATCGTAAAGTGATATATTTTAGTGAAATTTCAGATGAGAATGATGGTAGAAGATTGGCAAAGTATATGATTGAAGACCCTGAAGAAGCACTTGAAAATATAGATAGGAAAATAAAATTAGATAATTTAATAGATAAAATTGAAGAAGAAATCAATACTTGGTATTGGTATGACAAAAAAATGACTAAATTGTATCTCAATACTAAAATGAGTATGCGAGATATAAGTAAAGAAACAAAAATAAGTTTAAGTTCAATATTTAATACATTAACAAATGCCAAAGAAAGAATTAGAGAAATCTCTGAAGAAGAGTACAGAGAGTATAAAAAGTAGGGGTTTAGGAGATACTTTAGAGAAAGTGTTTCAGAAAACAGGAATAGACAAAGTAGCTAAGTGGGTACTCGGAGAGGATTGTGGGTGTGATACTAGGCGAGATAGGTTAAATAAATTATTTCCTTATAAGATTACAGAATGTTTAAATGAAGATGAATTTAATTACTTAGACAAATACTTTAGTGAAAAGAAAAGCACTATTCATCCAAAAACACAACAAAAACTATTAAATATTTATAACAGAGTATTTCATCAAAATATGAAAATGACAAGTTGTAGTTCGTGTTTTAAGAATAATCTACATAAAACATTATTAAAATTATACAACGAATACAATGGAGAGTTTAATCAGAAATAGAAAAAAAGTTAGACAAGTCATTGACTTTACAGGTGTGCAAAATGGCAATATGCACCCTAGCGATATTGATGCAGTTTTAGAATTTGATAATGAAGTATTAATTCTAATAGAGGTTAAATATAAATTCAAGAAGATACCAACAGGTCAAAGATTATTATTAGAAAGATTATGTAATTCTTGGCACACTAAAAAATCTATTGTGCTAAAAGTTGAACATGATTTTGATAGTGATGAGGAAAACATACCTTTAGATAAATGTAAAGTAACTGCAATTTATTATGATAAAAAATGGATTTATTACTCTGACCATTACAACTTTAAACACTACATAAACAAGCTCGGTGAGAAATGGGATTGTAAAAAATGTAGATTTTAAACAAATTTAACCTTATTTATTATTTATATATGCCACTACTAAAACCCAAACGATACGAGCAAAAAGAAAGTTTCTTAGGCAGATTTATGAATAATGCCAAGATGATTATAGAATATCCTGACCCTAAGCAAAGATATGCAGTTGCAATAGATATTTGGAAAAAGAAATTCAATTAAACTTGCGTAATTAATTAATTATTATTTAATTTGTTTCAAACAATGAAGCAATGAGAATAATTTTATTACTATTAATTATGTTTACTCAAAGTTGCACAAAGGAAAATTGTGATTTAAATTACTATCCTTCAGCACCTAGATTAGAACCTTACCATGTAGAATACGGAGATAACTATGTAAAGTATGTCTTTGTTTGTATTAATGGTTATAATGAAGTGTATAATTATTATATCTCAGGCGATTGTTGGGAATTAGATTACACACAAAACTATAATTATAATTGTGGATAAAAAGGTTTTAGATGTTTGTTGTGGACCTAAAGGGATGTGGTTTGATAAAAATGACAATAGAGTTTTGTATTTAGATAACAGGTCAGAAGTACATGAAAATTATTATAAATCAGGTTATAAAAAGCTAGAAATAAAACCAGATATGATAGGAGATTTTACAGACATAAAACAACCAGATAATTCCTTTTGGCATATTGTTTTTGACCCACCACATATAAAAAGAAATAAACTTGGCGAGATAACTAAAAGGTATGGTAGATTAGAAGATGGATGGCAAGATATGATTAGAAATGGATTTAAAGAATGTTTTAGAGTATTGAAACCTAATGGTACTTTAATATTTAAGTGGTGTGAAGTTCAATTTCCTATAAAAGAAATATTAAAATTAACTGATAAAAAACCTTTATATGGTCATAAATCAGGTAAAAAGATGCAAACTCATTGGGTTTGTTTTATAAAATGAAAACAATAAAATTATGAAAGAATTATTTACAACATTAGATGGCGAAGTTTGGGATAGAAACGAACTTGTCGAAAAAGCAATAGAAGATAAATTCTATTATGGTTATTTATCTAAAGCTTGTTTATCAAGCAGTTCAGTTAGTCAATTACTAAAATCTCCAAGAGAGTATAAAAAACAAGATGATTTACCTACTGAATCTGATGCACTTGCACAAGGTTATTTATTTCATGCAAGTATATTAGAAGAGGATAAATTTAATGAATGTCTATTTTTAGATGTGGCAACTAAAGCAAACAAACAATATAAACTTGCTAAAGCTGAAAGATGGGATGTCTTTACTATGAAAGATAGAGATAAAGCACTTAGGATGAGAGATAGATTTTATGGATGCCAAGATGCTAGAGATTTAATATCTGATTGTGAATTTGAAGTGCCAGAAATAAATTACTTAATGGATTATCCTTTTCGTGCTAAGGCAGATGCTTTAGGTAGTTTATTAGTAGATTTAAAAAGCACACAAGACATTAATAAATTTAAGTATAGTGCAAAGGCATATAACTATGATAGTCAATGTTTCATTTATTGTAATTTATTTGGCAAATCATATAAAGATTTTTGGTATATAGTAATTGACAAAACACCTACAAATGAAATAGCATTAGTTGATGTTAGTGAAGAGTTTTATTATAGTGGAGAGGAAAAGGTAGAAAGAGCAATAAAACAATACGAGAAGTATATTAAAAATGATTTTAACTTAAATGATTACTTAGTTAGAGAAACTTTGTAATGAAAGTATTGTATTTGGATAAAGAGTTATGTTATGAGGATACTTTAATGTGCCTACAAAACCATACAACAACTTTAACCGATATAGTATTAATATTACAACACTACGAAAATCAAGAGGAGTATGAGTGTTGTTCAGGAATTTTAAAAGCAATAAATGAATATAAAGAATCACTTACAATTAGAGCATTTGCTAAATACAAAAGAACAGATAGCGAACGAAATAATTAAGCTATCTAAATTAAATGTATTTGACAATACTCGTAAAAGAGAATATGTAGAAGCTAGGGCTTTGTTATGTTATATATTAAGAGTACATAAACAAATGACTTATCGTAGTATCGTAGAGTTTTTTACAGAAAACAATAAACCAATTAACCATGCTACTATTATACATTATATCAATAATTTTGAAAGCTATATTAAATTTAATCATAAACTTAACCAAATGTTAAATGCAGTTATAATGAAAATGGATAAAAGAAATTATAGAAGCAGAAGAGAGTTCATTAAGTTAAAAGCAGATGTTTTAAGTGAATCAAGTGTTGATACTGTTTTAGATTTAATTACTAAGCTACACAATAAAGAATTAACAAGTAAAATTGAAAGATATGAAAAACAAATACAGGAGTTTGCTCAAAAAGGAATCACCTAATTTATATAAGAATTATGAATCTATTATGTTAGAGCAATTTGAATTATTTGCCAAAAAACAATTAGATTATGGAATTGGCAATATAAGTACAGGTGCTGACTTAGACACAGAAGAGGGCAAAAAGTTTGCATTATCTGGATTATGGTTTAGAATGAATGACAAGATAAGTCGTTGGAAAAACTTAATCATTAAGAATCGAAAAGCCAATAATGAATCGTTAGTTGATACGTTTCAGGACTTAGGTAACTATTCAATTATATCACAATTAATAAGTAAAAATCAATGGAAGAATTAGAAGACAACAAAAAGAAACCTGATGGTCGTAGAAACAATGGTGCAGTCAAAGGCATCTCAAGAGGGCAAGGAAGAAAACCTAAAGCGACTGAAAAGAAGTTAAGTAGTTTTGCATTACAGAGTATGAAAAAAGTATTTGGTAGTGAGGAAAAAGCATGGTTAGAATTGGCAAAGATGTCAAAGGAGAGCTTTCCTCATATGAGGTTACTTTGGGAGTATAAGTATGGCAAACCAAAAGAAAGAAAAGAAATGGATATTAAAACAGAAGTAAACATTCCTGTTATTAATTTCTTAGATAAAAAAGAAGACACTATTGATATTGAAGCTACTGAAGTAGATGAGGATTCAAAAAAATGATAGAATATAAAATCGACAAAAGTATTGTTCAATATGCTTATAGCAAGTTGAATAAATTAAATGGTTTAGGTAATTTAAATCTCAGTAAATTTGGTTCAGAAAAGAAAAGAATATTAGAGGGTTATATTGGTGAAAAAATTATCATGAATTATTTAAATATTGATAACAATGATGATACTTATGATTATGACTTGCTTTCTAGTAAAGGTAAAAAACTTGAGGTAAAAACAATTAGTTGTAAATTTAAACCAAAGCTAAATTATTTATGTACTGTCAATTCGCACAAACTTGATGGTATTCATAAACAAAAAGCCGACTATTATGTTTTTTTAAGAATATTAAATGATTATAGCTTGTCTTGGATTTTAGGTTGGTATCCTTGTGTTGATTTTTTCAGAGACGGACTATTTGTTTCAAAAGGCAAGGACTTTGGTAAATTCAAATTTATAAAAGCTAATGCTACTGTTTTAGAAATAAGTAAATTGTATAAGTTTTAATATGCAACAACTAGATTTAAATAAAAAATATCAAGCTCTATTCAATTCAAAGAATAGATACTTTGTCGTTACAGGTGGTAGAGGAAGTGGAAAGTCCTTTGCAGTCAATACATTCCTTGTGCTATTAACATTTGAAAAAGGACATAGAATATTATTTACTCGTTTTACGATGACTTCAGCAGGTATGTCAATTATACCTGAATTCATTGAGAAGTTAGAATTAATGGGTATTGCAGAACAATTCACAATAACCAAAACAGAAATAATAAACAATTTAACAGGCAGTTCAATATACTTTTCTGGTATTAGAACAAGTAGTGGAGACCAAACTGCAAAGCTAAAATCAATTCAAGGGGTGTCTACATTTGTTTTAGATGAAGCAGAAGAATTAACAGATGAAGAAAGTTTTGATAAAATAGATTTTAGTATTAGAGCAAGAGAAGTGCCAAATAGATGTATATTAATTCTAAACCCTACAACAAAAGAGAATTGGATATATCAACGATTCTTTCAGAACAGAGGAATTCCTGATGGATTTAATGGCAATAAGAATGACATAACTTATATCCATACTACATACCTAGATAACTTAGAACACTTATCTAAATCATTTGTGGCACAGATAGAAGATATGAAAGTTAGGCGACCTGAGAAATATAAGCATCAAATTATGGGTGGTTGGTTGCAAAGAGCAGAGGGTGTTATATTTACTCATTGGAACGTAGGTAAATTCAATAATGATATTGATTCAATATTTGGATTGGACTTTGGTTTTAGTGTAGACCCATCAGCATTAGTAGAGGTTGCGATTGATAAAGGTAGAAAAATTATTTGGTTAAAAGAACACTTTTATAAAACAGGATTAACAACAAGTCAGATATTTGATTTATGTATTAGATATTGTGGCAAGAATTTAATCGTAGCTGATAATAGTGAGCCACGACTTTTGACTGAATTAAAAGTAAAAGGTTTAAATATTGTACCCACAATAAAAAAGAAAGGTAGTATTCTAACAGGAATTAGTTTAATGCAAGATTATCAAATAGTCATTGACAATTCAAGTATCAATTTAATTCGTGAATTTAATAACTATTGTTGGAAACTAACAGGAGCAATTCCACAGGATAATTTTAACCATGCTATTGATGGAAGTAGATATTCTGTTCAATACTTATTAACTCGTTCAGTACCTCATGGTAGCTATTTTGTAAAATAATTTACAGAGGTAGAGTAAACTTTTTTATTATTTTTTGATTGTTTTATTTGGAAATGTCATATGCAATTCTTAGTATTGTCATATGGAAACATTAAATAACATACAATGAAAAAAGCAAATTTAAAAGCAACCTTAAAAAGATACGATGAGAACAGATACTTTCATCGTAACGACTTTGATTGGATAGCAAAGAAAAACATCCAATTGATTGATGAAACATTTAAAAAGAAAAAGAAATGAAAGACAAATTTGAATGTTTTGATTGTGGGTGTTACTATTGGGTAAATGATAGAGATGACTTTCAATGCCCAAATTGTGAACAAAATAATAATTATATAATATGAAAACAACAGAAGAATTAAGAGAAATGGAATTGGGTGATTTAATGGACCACCTGATTGAAGCTGAAGATACGATTAAGTATTGCAGTTACTCAAGAAGAGATGTAGAATATCTACATGCTTTAAAATATGAATTTGAACGAAGACAACAAATAATATGAGAACACTTGGAAAAATATTAAAAAAGTTTTTTACTGCTAAATGTAAGCAGTATTGGTTTTGTGTACCTAAGTACATGGATAGCAAAGAAGCTAAAGATTTGTTCATTATGGACACAATAGAATTTTTAAATAATAAAATAGAAATCGATGACACGAACTCCTGATATTGTAAGAGTGGAAATAAACCACCTTAGACAATTACTTCATAATGCCACAGAAAAGAATGTGGAATATGAAAAACGAATTCAAGAATTAGAAGCTAAACTTGAGGTTTATCACACTAATTTAGAACACGAATACAGAAAGCAAAATGTATAAATATACTTTCCATATTAAAGAATTTAATAGTGATGAGTATATCAAAGAATTCAATACTGACAGAAGTGTTGAGTGGACCGTAAAAGAATATAGCAGAAACAGAAATATACAATATATGAATTTAATAAACAATGAAAAAATTTGAAATATTTGAAACTAAAAATTATGGCTTATTTAAGTATTTGCCATTTAACAGGGATGTTGATAAAAAGCATGTTGATTTACTTTGCAAGTCAATTAATAAATTTGGTTTAGTTGTTCCTATAATTGTAACTAATGATAATTATGTTATTGATGGGCAACATAGATTAGAAGCATTAATTCAATTACAGAAACCTGTATTTTATGTAATCAATAATAATGTCAATAAAGATTGTGTAGTTGATATTAATACAAATCAACAAGGTTGGAAAGTAATTAATCATATCAAATCTTATGCAGTAAAAGGTAATTTAGAATACAAAAGATTATTAGAAATTATTGATGATTTTATTGATGATTTTACACTTTCAGGAATTACTGATGCTTTCAATTCAAAACTAAATAAAGGTTCAACCTCATTAATTAAAAAAGGTATTTATGAACTCAATGAGGATTTAGGGGAAATGGTTTTAGAGAATTGCCAAAACCTAAGAGATGTAATTGGTAAAAATGCTATGTCCACTAAATTTGTCAGGGCATTAAAAAAGATAATGTTTAAAAATGAGCATTTTGATATTGATAGATTAATCAAAAATTGTAAAAGTGTAAAGAAAATATATATTTATAATAATGAATATGATATTATTCAAGAAATATTAGATGTATATAATTATAAGTTAAGAACAAATAAATTAGAAATTTAATACAATGAAAACAATAATTAAGAATTTAAAAGAGTACAATAAAAATTTAATATCCACTCCAAGAGAGAATATTGATACATTAGAAAATGATGTGTTAATTGAAATATCATCTCATTGGCAAATACAAGGAGAGGAGAAAGAAAGTAGTGAGGTTTTAGCGAGGTTAGAGGTATATAGTTATACAATCACTCAACAAGAGTTAGAAGTGTTGTTAGAATCGCTTAAAATGATTTATACACTATATCCTGATGGAGA